AACGTAATATATTAATTTTTATATAAATAAGCTCCACGTATACCCCACACTAATATCCATACAAACGTTATTAACTCCCGAGACCAAAAATCAAACATATAATCAATCTGCCAAAAACCACTAATAAATATCAGCAAACTCCAATTACTATATAAAACATTTTCTTTGTACTCATCCGTAAATGTAATAATCCTACTTAACAATAAAAATAATACGTGTAATACCATACAAATCATTACTGCTGTAAATACGTTCGGTTTACTCGACCAATTACTACCAAATTTATATATTATTAATAATGTAAACTGAATGAGTCCAATACCGTATCTCCAATCTGCTTTACCTATTTTATTGTATATCTTACTAATCCATTTAAACATAGGATACTTATTATGATTTAAACCAACTATAGTACCAGGGGCGATCTGATGCGGTCAAAATATGCACTGGTAGCCCACAAGCATTTCGCTGTAAATTATATAAAATACGCCCAATACGCCCATTCCCGTCTACAAAAGGATGCAACATTTCAAAAGCTACGTGCTGACCGCGTATTATATCAACGATACCCTTACCGTTTTTTTTATTCTCGTCCTCAATAATTTTACGTAACTCACTATTTGTATAGCACATATTAATAGCGTTCCATAACTGTAAATATCTACCCATTTTATTATGCCAACTTTTTTTAGTCTCTGCTTTGCATTCCCTACCACCTATCCATACCTTACAAGTACGTTCTTTACCCGCAATAGCACGATCTATATTCCGCATCAATATTCCATGGGTATCTAATAACATAGCTATAGTTACCATTTTTGTACTTTCAAATATTGTATACGCAAACGTCCAGGCATTTAAAGCATCTTTCAACGCTTTTTCATCGTATACCCCCTCAATCTCATTACTGCCCAATAACATATCATTAATGTTTTGATCTGTATCTAAATACATACTATATTATTAAAATATAAAGCTTAAAATACGTTTTAAGTTTGACGGCTTTGTAAGCTCCTTTTTTATACCCCAACTATTCAAATTTTTCAAATCATCTACATAATTTTTCTGTTTTTTGGCATTTATTTGGGCATTTTCCTTTTCCCAATATTTCGGTGATTTACCCTGCTCTGACCAAGGGGCTGGAACTAACCGTGCATTTATTTTGTCTGACATATTATATAGTAAATAATGAGTTATATGCAGTACTTAATTGTAAATAAGCATTTATGACAACAACTTCGTCGCCATCAAACTTACAAATCAAATAATTAGGTTTTAAATAGCAAATAAAATATTTTCCTTGTAAATAACCTAAAGACTGTAATTGATTTTTATTAAAAAATATACCACCTTTGTTTTTATATCGCTCTATATCGTTTTGTAATTTATTTATCATTCACCTTTAAATTAATGTTACATATACATTATATAATATTAGTTAATGTTTGTAAAGTTTTTTGACTTGTGTTTATATAAATTTATGTTATTATATAACTATTTATGTAAATATTATTATCTAATCACTAAGTTCAATAACAACGTTGGGTTCTATTTGACCAGTGATTTTTTCATTTTCATCTGAATGCATATCTGAAAAATCTACTTCCCAATTTTTCTCTCCGTATAATTTATCAAATTTTTCTTTGGTGTGATACCCTCCTGCATCGTGAATAACCCAATCTTCGTTACTAGATGTTCCATTAGCTACTATCTTATAGTTTTTATCTATAACAATATATTCATACCCAAATCCTGTTTCATTAACTATTTTACATTTTAATTTTTCCATATTTTAAAAGAGTATTATTATTAAATTCTTTAATAAAGCAATCTATTTTCATACTACATAAAAAGCCTTTTTATACGTTTTTCCCCCAACGAGCTTAACTTTTTCATACACAAACCCAATACTTTCATGTGGGCGTAAAATAATCTTACTTACAAACTTACCCCTTATACACAAGTTCTTTTTACACCCTATTACTTGTAATGATTTTTTACTTGAACTATTTTTTATAGATAAATATTTACCGATTTCGTAAAGTATAGGTAATGTAATTTTTGTATACTGGCTTTTTATCTCCACCATATTATCTATAATATTGTTATACTGAGTTGTTTCCATAACTAAACTTAAAGAGTAAATTCTGATAATATAGAGCATTTTTTCATCAATACCTCATACAAATCGTCTAAATTATTTGTAAGTTTATTGTATTTATATACTGTGCCGTCCTTAAATCTATAAAAAGTATATTGGCCACAAACTTCCCGCGTTGGTAGCCCGTATGCTTTAAAAGCACCGCTCAAACTACCAAATCGGTTTAAATAAGGCTCTAACAATATTGTATTATGTTTAACATTACGCCGTGGTAACTTTTTAAATCTATGTATATAATGGCACAAAGTTTCTTTAAGCTGGTCTGGGCATGTTTTATGTTCCCCCATAAAACTCATCGTTATTTCCCGTTTATTATGTGGCGGTTCGGGAACTTTGTGCCTATTATTATCTAATGTAGCTACTCTAATAGCCAAATCCCTGTTTACCGATAACATTACTTTGTCGTAAGTACAATCTGAATCTAAACTGAATTTGTAACTGAATCCATACCGTTTTTTATACTCATAAACTGTAATATTATGTTTAGCCATCAAATGATTACCTCGAATTGCCCTAAACCACTCGCCGCATTCGTAACACTGAACTAATGCCCTATCGTCTGACTGTACTAATACGCCTTTAAAACCAATATTATTATCATTTTTCATCAAACAACCTTTTACTAATCCTATATATGCTTTACCTGTTGGGCTATCTGCATAATCTATTATTTTATCGGCATACTTATAAGCCATGTCTGAATATAAAGTTTTTTCGACCAATACCTGCTTTTTTAAAGCTGTCCGTTTATAATTTGTATCCGTTTTATTATAACATTTTTTACATTTAGCCTGTAAACCACTTTGTACTCGTTTACAGGCATAAAAATACTCAATTGTGGCTGAAAACACTTGTTTACAAACAGTACAGACTCGTGTCATAAAATAAATTTATTATTTTTAGGTTGTTATATATTATTACCAGATAATTTCATAAAAATACCTATAATCAAATAATAACTCTGTGCCTTCCATGCATTAATGGCTCACTAATAGCTTGCTCTGGTGTTTTATGTTGTTTAAATAAACGATTCCTTATTACGCTATCACTAACATTACTTAAATCTCTTAATTGTGCTATAGTCATACTTTTTCCTTTATAAATTATACGTCTGTTATCTTGTCTATTATTATTCTGTACTTTTAGTGTCGTCCAATAAACATTTCCTGGTGCGTAATCCCCTAAAGTATCCACTCTACACATACATAAATTGTCATTATAATCATCTTTTATATCCCCCCAAAAATTAACAAAAGACCCTTTCCATCTATCGCATACTTTGATACCCTTTGCCCCATATAATTTATATTGCAGATAGTTTTTATTATAACATCTCATTTTTATACATATCCATAATTTATATTGTTTAGTATTACGCATCCCGTGTGTTTTATTAGCTGGCATACTTTATAATTATTTTGAATAACATAATCATTTTATATTAATTTAGGGATTTGTAAAGTTTTATAGATTGATATTTTATATAAAATGTGTTGTTGATATATTTGTTTGCAGATCATGTTTACACAGGACACGTAAATCTACATGTTTACTGATAATATATCCCGCAATACTTATGTTTTTAGCCGTTCAGTTACTTTACAATATACGGGTACTGGTTTTATGTCTTTAAATAAAATATTATCTATTTCGTCCTCAAGCGTTTTAATACCATCAACTGAAAAAAAATGCCCTCAATCTGACTGGTTTATATTTGAATAACAAACAAACATACCCTGAAATATGGTAGGTACTATATAAATTAAATATAAATAGTTTGTAAAGTTTTTTATTTAAAAATCACGGGTATATGGGGGCGTTTGTAACTGTAAAAGACACTAAGATTACTATAGTTATATAATAATCTTAATCTTATTATAATAAGTCGCTTTTATGTATATAAAACCATACTATAAAACTTAATCGATTTATTGATCGTAATACAAAACTTAATCTTATTGGGTAGGATTAAATTGTGGTAAAGACCCCTACCCCTTCGATACAGCTGGAGATCGAGCGGTATAAATTTTAGATTAAATATATTATATAATATATAAGTAGTTAGTATAAGGTAGTGTTATGGTAGTAGTATATGATTATTATATATCGGATTAATAATTAAGTACCGCCACGGCATTTTTATTTGATAAAGGTAGTTGAGTATACCCCGTGAACTGAAAGATTGTCTAATGCGTTAAAAAATTGGTAGTGTATATAAAATATACCCCTGTATGCCTTTTTATCCTCGAACCGAAAAAATTATATTAGTATAATAAATAATATAATTTAGTAATGAATGGGTAAGATATTATATTATATAAATAAATAATATAAGTTATTAATAAAATATAATAAGATATAGTAGTATATAATAATATAATATGCCTTTACTCAACGGATGTGTTTATTATTGTACCCAGTGTACAGTAGTAAGTAACGTTTACTATATCCCCGACCGAATAATAATCTTGAGTAGTAAATTGATAACCGTTATCTGTAGTATAATGCCAGCTATAGTCATTGAGTAATGTTTTAGGGTTGTATTGTATGTTAGATATAGCCCCAACCCCAGCGAAACACTTATCTGCATAATGATCAAATAATAAATATACCCCGAGTAATATAAGATATACTGTAAAGATATTTATTGCTATATAAATGTATTTTTTCATAGTATTAAAATGCATTTTAATAAGTATGTATGCTTTGCTCTTATGTTAAATAATTATCAGCATTATTTAAAAATGTAATTATATCGTCCGAATAATCATGTCCTATTAACGAAAATTTATCTTTATTTGTATAATATTTTATTACTGATAGTAATAATAAGCAAAAATCCTCATGTATAAATACATTATGCCCATCAGCTACTAACTCAAATTTAGTATCCTTTATTTTTATATAATACGAAACATCTAATTTAGTAAGTATACTTGCTATTACAGATTGTATCAAATTAGTGTTATACCTAATTTGCGATAAATGTACTGTATCCATTCTTGTGATTGGTAACATATTTATAAAAATTAAAAAATAAACTATTATAAAGATTTTTATTTAAAATGATTTAGATTTGTAAAGTTTTTTAGTTTGTTCTAAATAAATATTATGTTATATATAAATATGTAAATGATTTAACTGATTTAGCATGTTTATTAAATTTAGATTATAGATTGCTTTCACTGCTTGTGGTAAAAGCTGATATAATTTAACTGTAGTTGCTGATGGTTCAGCATAGATTGTATCTTTCATTTTTATAAAAATTAGTAAATAAATTTAATTGGTTATTTTGTAATTTAATTATATATTTTTGTTTTATATTTGTAAAGTTTTTAAAGTTGTTTTTATTTAAAATGATGTTAAAATATATTTTAATTTTATAGGTAAAATAAAACCTATTTTTAGTTTAAAGTATATAAAATGGTATAACATATATTAATAAGTTAGTGATTAATATTACACTTTTATTATATATTAATTAAAATAGGTTTGTAAAGTTTTTAAGCTTGATATATTTATAAAATATGTTATTTAGTTTTAAAATAAAATTATAGTTTGTAAAGGTTTTTAGCTTGATTTTATTTTAGTTATATGATAATATTTATATGTAGGATAAATAAAAAATATGTAAATTTGTCCTAATTACAAATTATGTTATTACAAATACCAATTACACAAAAAAATACTATACTGAATCACATCTTAGATACTAAACAATTCTGACGGGCTAAACGATTCTGAACTATATCACTCCCCTCCTTTTCAGATCATTATGTATATCGTCCTGCCGTTTTACATACTCCTGTAATCTACGCATCTTTGCCTCCCTTTGCTTATATTGCTCGTGTTGTTTTAACGCTGGTGCAATATCTATACCCTTACTGGTAGTAAGTAGCGACCCCGCTCCTAAAAGTCCCTTAGGGGCGTTCTGTGATATGCTGAACACTACCCCAGCTACCGCATCAGCCAAATCTTTACTATGTTTTGGTGGATGATCAACTTTTATGCCTTTTATCAGTTCCAAATGTATTAATTCAGATTCCAGTATTTCGTTATAAGCAATATCTATTCGCTTTTCGTAAAATGACTCTTTTAATAAATTATATGGCTCAATCGTCCTGTCCACCGATAAATAATCTGTTGCAAAGCCTCGTTTATTTAATACTTGCATAAAATCCCGAGATTGAAAACCATCCAAAGACACGAGGCCTATTGCAAAGCCTGCTGATTTTAAATCATATATCCTACGCCTAACATCAGCTATCTCAACCTCGCCTGTTGCTCCTGCCCCAATACGTTCCAAAATATCAATATAATATACAGGTTGCTGTTCATCTGTCTCTGGATCAAGTTTATACCCACCAAAATGCCCCATGCAAAACCCCGTATAATCCCCTCTGCCGTCTTTATTCATACCAAGGTCGATATGTATGTAATAATTCGTCCTAAGTGGGTATCCGTCAAAACTGTACTGTCCCGGTGCTATTACTGCATCCTTACGCTCCCTATTAAATCCCTGCCGTACTATTTCGGGCCGTGGGAAAAAGCCTGTTATCGTTTCAGATGGCGTTGCACCATAATCCCGTTTCGCAAATTCAGGGTCTCGCTTAAAATCTGCCATATATTCCCCTGGTATCTCCCATATATCATACTTATCTGAAAAATCTGTGTCTGAAACGTAATTTACTGAATAAGTCTTTTTCAGCTCCTCAATAGGCTCACGCATTATCATTCCCTGCCGTGCATTAAAATAAAATTTATTGGCCATATCAGCCTTTGCTATTGATTTTACTTTCCATGTTGGTAACTGCAATGTATATACCTGACTCTGTATTAACTTACCATACTCGTCCATCATTCGAGACTCCTCCATACGTGTCATAATAAAATCGTCCATATATCTTGGTGAACTGATCATTAACAACAAACCATCATACTGAAAACGTGATACTATACGCCTATTTAATGACTTATATATCTCCTCAGCCACATTACGATTATCATTATCTAAATAAAAAGCCGCCTCGTCTAATACTGACGCAAATACGTTCGCCCCCAATGCCCTATTACTTTTACTATTACCAGACATTAATGTAACCTTTTTACTTTTAAATGTAATAGCAGTCTTTAACATATCAGGTCGAAATTGCTGAAAAAATGGTGATTCCTGTATAAATGTAGTTATACCTGAAAATACCACCTCCCAAGCTTGCGTTGCACTCGTACCCATATTTATTATACTGATATTTTTATCCCTAGCTAACCCGTAAGTCTCATGCGGATTACGCATACAAAGCAGTTTGTGAGCCATATAACATAATAAAATCTGACTTAAAAACGATTTACCCGAATTGTGTGTAACCGTAAAATCATCCCATAAATATAATTTGTCCTGATCTAACTCAATCCCTATGAAATCACCATAACCATATTCCTCAACTAAAAATCCTGTTCGTAATACACTTTTCTTTTGTTTTCGTGCCGTTAATTGCTTTTTTCGGGCTATTTTAACAGGTATCTCCATTATTTCGCCTAATATAGTTATACGATATGAACTAAAGGTCTTACCTAAACACTTAGTCGTTCGTTTACGTTTATAAGCCGCAAAACCTAATGATCTTGCTAAATATAACACATCATTTATCAGCCTTTCATTTTTATTACTGAACTCGTAATAACCGCATCCTAACGACCCATCTGAATCTATCAATCCCGCTAATATTTGTAGCCTAGTCTGCCTGTCATTAGTTTTATACTGAAAAGGTATATGTTTATTTTTTATTACCCCCAATCCACGTAAATCATCTAATAAGGGGTTATTATTACAAGTATTAAATGCTATTTTATGAGCCATTTTGTTTTGATAGATATAGCCACCTACATACCCAGCATATTGTTTTAACCATTCAATAATTTCAATATCTATTGTAGTAATTTCAGCACGTATTGATGTGCCATCCCCCAACCATAAACCTAAAAAATACGGATCCACTGTAATAAACTTTTTTTCAAAATTAATCCCACGTCGATATAATTTTAGTATACCTCGCATTTTTTTACTTAACTGTAAGTAATTATTTACCGTGATATTTACTACCTGACCACCTTTTTTATCCCAAGTACCGTATTTACTAACTTTACCCTTACATGTGCGTTCTAAACTCAATACATGATTGCCAGTAACTATTTTTGATTCCCCTTTAATTGGCGTAATTTTATAAAGCTTATCTGTACCAGTATGTAACCCTATAATTTTACGTGGTGTACTATCAATACCCATTAGCATATCCCCTACTTTTAACTGATCGTTACTTTTTATACTACCATCCGCCATAATTATTTTAGTGCCAACCGCCTCACAGCCGATTCCCGCCAATATTACCCCCTCACGATATTTACCCTCAATTACATCACGACAAATTTGCCTTACTTTTGGATATACCCTTTTGCCAATATTTAAAAAATAAACTGAATCCATAAACGTGTCTATACTTACCATTGGCATCATCCATTTATCAGGATCATTTACCCATTCATAAATATGATATAAGTCTGTATCGTTACGTACCCGACTTAACGCCACCTCCAACATCTCCAAAGTGGCATCTGATAACATCGGACGCATTAACTCCAAGCCAGCAAAAAATTTTTTACGATCTATCTTAAATTGTGCCATTTTATTTAAAAATTAGTTTACAACCCCCTTTTGTCAAGTATGTAATATTTATGCCCCTTTGCATAAGGTCGCTCTCGGCCTAAAGTATAAGCACCACATGTTATAATATATATTTTACACAATAAATGTATAGCTTGTGTCAATTATTGTATAGATTACCTGTATATAAATATAATTTTTTAGGGTGTTTTTACCAAAATTGGGACATTTAACTGATAAAATTATTAGTCCAACTGAATAATTATATATTTATCCCTATTTTAGCCATATACCCCATTTGTCAAGTATTGTGTATCCATGCCCCTTTGGATTATAGCTGTCTCGGGGTAAAACGCCCGACCATTATGTTATAATATATATTTGCCACATAACTTTACTCGTCCTCAAAATTATCTATTACATCTGCCTCAATGACACCATCTGGGACTGGGTTCGTGTCTATAGCTCCTTGTAGCTCCATAGCTATATCTGCAAATGTCTTTTTATCCGCTCCTAGTACCATCTTACTGCCCTTTTCAAATATAAATAAATCACCCTTTTGTGTGGCATCCAATAACGGATTACTCCTACTCATATTCCAGTTCTGATTCTCAATGTAATCCTGATGGGCATTATGTATCGTCTCCAAGCTTTTCATCTCCTCAAAGGCTTTCCACTTGTTTTGCTTCGTACTCGCCTCCTGTTGCCTCTTATTATGTGCTAAAACCATCTTTTCAATCAGTCTCTCCTGTCGCTCTAATGCCCAATCCCTCATCGAATCCCGCTCTATTACCGCATCCTCCGTACGCATTGATTTTCGCTTTTGTTGCTCCTCTGACAGTAATCTATTGATCTCCCTTACACTAATTACCCCCCATTGCTGTTTGCCCGCCACAAGCTTACAAATACTTGCTATTCCAAATCCGTTCAGGTAACATTCAACTATATACTCATTACGTGCTTTATATTCCTCAGTTGTCATTCGTTCCCGATCCTCCCGTATATTTAGCCCTTTTGTACGTATAGTCTCCTCCGCATCAGATAAGGCTTTGCGTGCCAGTGCACTCGATTCCAGCAAGACCTGCTCTCGACTTTTAGGTTCAATACCGCTCAAACGTAGTACCCGTGCGGTGTCCTTCGGTATTTTTGCAGGTTTTCCCATTTTACAAATTTATTATTTATTATTTTACTACTCTATTAATTAATTACTACTTTATTAAAAATTTACCCGTGTATATAATTTAGCTATCTAAATACTTTTTAAATATACTACACAATCCTGACTCTATACTAGTCTCTCCTGATAAGGCTATTAGATTACGTACGTATACTATATCGGATGGCTGTAATAAGAAAGACACGGACTCCCCATCAGAGCCGAAATTTTCGTTAAAATTTTCGAGCTCATCCCCAGATTTTACGTATTTACTAGCCACAAAGTCAAATATACTTTCGTAACTCGCTAAATCATCTGATGTATATTTCAAAGCGTTCATTAACTCTTCCTCCCCGACTGAATATACAGTTTTTAATTCCTGTAGCAATTTAGCCAATTTATAAGCGTCTTCGTTACCCCGCAATTTATTCATCGTAAGCGTAGCTATCCTGGCATCTTTATCTGAAAAATCTTCGATAATACACTCCACATCTGTTATACCGAGTTCTTTACATGCAGTGTATCTATGCTCCCCGTCTATTATCTGATATTTATTATTATCTAACGGATGCGTTCTTACTAATATAGGCTGTTGATTCAGATTACCGTTTATCTTAATACTATCTATTAAGCCGTCCATTATGTTCTGATCCATTAGATTCGGATTCCACTCATTAGGGACTAAATCCCGTACCGCGATTTTTTTATAGTTAATTTGTTCCATATTATTTAAAAGTTAATATCAGATACTATCTCCTCGTCCGTTTTTATTTTATAAAATTTACTTACAGATTTACAGATTGCCATTAGACCCCTATTTATATCACTAAATCCCGCCTTATTTATAGCCGTATCCATTAGTTTTTTTTGACTGCTTGTAAAAAATACCTCAAGTAACTCTGGCATATCATCCTCACTGCTTATTTCAGTTATTGGCTCGTCCTGTAAAGTATTATAATCATCTAAATTAAAACTTAATATTGCGGATAATTCAGACATTTCCTTGTTGTCATAACCAACTGCTTCCTTAATATCCTCCATTGTCATACCGTGATTTTTTACTAGCTCCTCAATTACTCCCGCCTCTTTTATTGGATCGTGCTCCCCACGAAACCTATTTGCCTTAATAGTCCCCATACGTGCATGAGCGTCATCATACGCCTGAACGTAAATATACACAGTTTTTAAACCACTGTCTTTGCAAGCTTTATACCTATGCTCCCCGTCTATTACCTCAAAAGGTACTTTAGGGTCTGGCGTTATGCGTACCTGAATAGCAAATCTTTTATTATCTTTGCCATTTATAAACTCCTTTTTTAAACGATTATATTCAGTCTCCCGCATTTTATTAAAGTTCCAATTATTACACCGTATATAATTAATAGGAACTAAATAAACACCCCCCGCCAATATGTCTATGCCGTCCAATATCATATTTTTGTAAATAAATTTTTATTAAAATCTACGCCTCGCCTTGACCACAGCTCGTCTATATCTTTTTCAAATGCCATAAATGCGAGTACATTTTGCCGATCCCTGTGTAAACCGCCATCAGTCTTTTCAAATAATATATTAAATTTAATTGCTTGTGTCATTGGCTCTAGTAAATGCCTTACTAACAATAATTTATCAAATGCTTTTTGTACCGTATCCTCATTTGTTCTATCTATTGCTCCGAATGCCGTTAAACTATAGCTTTTAGGTTTGTATATTAACATATGCCCAAACTTACTACCTATATTCCATGATGTGCTATCAATACTCCAATATGGATAATTTTTCATACTATGATTTTTTGTCTCCGCAAACCCATGTATCCTACTCCATGTACCTAATTGTTTCCATATTGCAAAATGATTGTGCAATACCCCGCCTTTAGGTCCATCTCCTATTGCTACATACGGATACTCTTTCAGCATTCGTTTCCATTCATCTTTCCAGTCCCCAAAAATATCGCAAAAATATTGATAATGACTTACTACAAACATTTTATCGTGCAGTCCCATTTTACTCATTCGCTCCCGCCACTCTTCAATCTTTTTTTGCCCACAGCCTTTTGGGCCTTTTAATATTTTTTCCAGGACTGACCCTATATCTAACTCAACCACTAAATCAAATAAATGCCCAAACTGCTCTAACCAGTCTAAATACTCCTCACTGAATGTAATTGGATCATCTACTTTTTTAGCTACACCCCCCGATGATTTTTTTTCACCATAGGCAGCTAAAAATGTGTGTGCACCCGAATCTAAAAATAAATAATCAATATTGCCCGTGTCCCGCACACGTTTAATAAATTTTTCAAGTTTGTCTTTGCTATACTTACGTAAATAATAATAACTCATTAGTACATTACGTGCTTTCGTAGGCGAAATAACCTTATCCCAAGCATTCAAATTTTCCGATCCTGCAAAAAATATTTTCATGTGAACATTAATTTAGCAACATTAACTGGATTATATTTTTCCAGTAGTTTTTTATAGTCTATTTTAGGCGTATACCCTGATTGTATCCAATTATATAATTGATCCTCAAAACGCCATCGTAACGAATCTGGTACAGTCTCACGATAGCTCATGCCGTCATATACTAACGGTATACAACCACAGGCCATTGCCTCTAATACACAATATCCAAATGTTTCCTGCCCCTCAAAACTAACCATATATTTAGCTGATGCTAGTAATCTATAATACTCCTCCTTATTTTTACATAGCTCTCTTGTAGATACAAACATGTATTTGCTATCAAAGTTAAAATGCGTTTTAAGTTGCTCAAATAATTCAGGCCTTTTTTCTGGTGCTATCCTATGCGGAAAAACTACTAAAAAATTGTTTTTTACAACCTTTTTAGTAGGCATTTGCACCTCGTTAGCATCAAAAAATAATCCTGTTACTTTAATTTTATGCTCCCTTATTGCCCCTATTCTGCTAGCAAGTAT